GTGTTTATCCTAGTGGACTTGTCGTTCCTGAGATCACCTGCCCAAGCTACTAGTCGTTCAGCAAACCCGTCTGGGTTCTGAATGGACTTAGCTGCTATGTGGTTTAGTAGCTTGACCTCATCGGCTACTGGCTGTTCTATCGTGACGATCAAGCTGAACCTTCGAACCAATGCAGGGTCAAGGGTTACAGTTGCATAGTCACCAGACACCGGATTGGCACTAGCTAGGAACCAGAAGTCGTCGGACACTGGAACACTAGGCACTCCGGCTTCCGGTAAAGACCAATACCTGTCTGCACTATCCAAGATGCCTAGCAATCTACCTGCTAGATCTCTTGGCGCTCTGGTCAACTCCTCACCTAAGAAGATCTTGCCGTTCCGAATTGCATCGGTAAGCAAGCCATCTTGCCAGTCAACCGTAATACCAGTTTCGGTAGGGATAGGTCGCCACATACCGACTAGCTGGTCAACGTTCTGCTTAGGGAAGAAGTTAATACCTGTAAACTCCCTGCCGTTTTGATTAGCATAGTGCTTCAGCAAGGTTGTCTTGCCCCAACCAGTATCTCCGATCAATAGAACCGGATCAGGCTGATGCTTCGACAGCATGTCTAAAATGTCTTCGCCGTAGGACGAAAGGTAAACTTCATTATTCATTATCAAACTCCAAAAATTGTTGTTGGTGGCAGTGGAAAAACTGCTCTCTATATATTATTACATCATAATACTACGTATTATGATATAATATATGGTATTGGGATTCAACCCCCCTTCTGGTTTGTTCTAACCGATTCGAGCGCGTCTTTTATTTCCTGAGCAAGCGGATCTACGGGCAAATGTTCCGTCATAATCCCATCCTCAGTTATCACCTCATCCTTTTCGCATACACGACAGTATCCTTTGTGGACTTCCCAGCCCCCTATCTTCGTAGACCTAGGTTCTATGACCTTAAGTCCTGAGCCTGTACATCTAAGCAGTAACTCCTCTAGCATCCTTCGCTCCGAAGGCTTCTCAGGATCTAGGTGTCTACTGGTATGGCTTATGCTTTTACTCTTTAAGCTTTTCCAGTAGCGAGGTAACGTCACCTTTCTTATAACTGCTTGCTTAGAGTTAGGTTCTCTGCTGCAGTTTATGCACTTAGTTACTTCGTACTCTGTTAGTACTGTTCCGCCACACCATTTACACTTCATTCCAAACTCCTTGGTACTTTGGTACTCATTCCAAACTGCTAGGACAGTTTTAAAATCTAGCTGCGTCAACCCAGTCATCGTCCGGTAATTCACAAGTGAAGTTATCAGGTTCGACTCGTTTAAAATCCTCCCAAGGTGTAAAGGGTGCAGACTTGATAGCTTCTATTGCTTCTGCAATCGAACCATATACATCTTCGTCGTCACTCCATTCACCGTCATCATTGCTAAGGAATAGGCACCATGAAGGCTTGCCTAGTTCAGTTTCGTGACCGTCATTTATATGAAGCGTGACGTTCAAGCCTTTGTTAGCCCAAGCTTCTAGTTGTTCTAGTGGTGTCATTGCTAGTTCTCCTAACTCTTGTTGATTAGCTAGTAACACTTGTTACTAGTCTCTGTCGATAAACCGTATAAAGTATTCGTAAGGATAGACTTTACCCTTATACTCAAACTCTACTGGATAACCGTCATAGTGCTTGTAGTAATCCTGACAGTAATCAGTCAGGGCTTCGATAAACTCCTTTGTGGGTTCTTCCATCCTTATATTGTTCTTTCCGAAGCCGTCCTCTAGTGTCCAGTACAACCTCTTCCATGCAAAGAATCCAGTCTGCCATTGGTGCAAGAACTCTGCCTCACTCCAAGCTAGTGCATAGGTAGTTCGACCATCGAACATATTGCCGTACTCTATGATGTGAGTAACAGCAGGGTCAGATTCCCCACCTACTTCGTAAACCCCCTTGTTACTGGTGATTTGATCTATGATTCCCTTGTCATTAATACTAGCCATTAAGCTGTCCCTTCTAAATTCATTTCAATTACTAGTTCACCGTCACAAGTCGTCAACCTATCCCCTTTTAGGGCTTCAGTTGCTTCACCGCAACGTCCTCTAGTTGCTGAGCATCCATGGCATGTTTCGCCATGAGCCTCTATGATTTCACCATCGGCTTCGTGAATTAGTTTCAAGTTTGCGAACCGAGTTCCTAGTTTGAATCCCATTAGCACTTATCTCCTACTAGGTATATTCCATATACCGCTACTAGAACTGCAGCGAACAAGAACCCGAAGGCTATCCGTGCAGTAACTAGTTCTTTGTTATCCACCACCAAGACCTCCTTGGTGTTTATCTCCGGCTCCTTGTCTAAGCTAGCTACGATATTTTCGTAGTGCTTAGCGAAAGTTCCACGACGCTTAGCTTTCTTGATAGCTAGCTCCCTGTTGCTTTCGTAGTAGTCTGGTTTCATAAAACCAGCCCAACCATAAGGTTGGCAGTTAGAGCAAAGCATCTCGCCATTCAAGGGGATACTCCCTACTCCGTCCTGACCACACCAGTCACAAGTTCTTCGTTCTTCGTTCATCGTGTCTTTTCTCCGCTTTCCATATCGACGTAGTAAAAAGTGTTATCTACTGGCAACCGAACATCGGTTACTTCTTTAGGGTTACAGTCACTAGTTAGTTCATGTATTTGGTTTCCCCCAGCATAGCTCCAGCACCTTACATCTATCTGGATCTTTGCTTGTTCTAGTGCATCGACTAGGTTCTCAAGTCGGACGCTAGCTTTTATAGGTGTTCTTGGTAGTGACAAGTGTTACTCCTTAGGCAACTAGTGTTAGACACGAGCAGTTTATGGACATGCTCAGGTCGACTAGATACTAGTCCTTTGCTAGTTCAAGGCTGCCAGATTGGTCAGCGAAGATTTCCCTAGTTACAATCTTTCGATTCCAACTAGCATCTTCGGCATCTCCAAACTGTGCAACAGCCATGATGTTTCGGTAGCTAAACCGTTTAGCTGCCGGAGAGAATCCCCACCAAACTCTAAGCCACTGGTATCGACGTAGATACTTTTTGACGTTTCGGACTTGTCGTCCGGTTAGAACCCCTTCGTAGCTAGGTTCTAAATGGGTTCCAAGGATTGCGGACTTCGTAATCTTGCCATCAATGAGTTCGGACATTTGTAACTCCTAAGTTACTAGTTATGTAAACAAGCAGTTTCAAGACTTGCTCAGGTCACTAACAACAACCCCCTTATAGGGGTTGTAGTTAGTTGTTAGCTAGCCATCCGACTAGTTGCTCCTTTGACTTTGGCTACGGTTTCAACGTCAGCTAGCTTGGCAAAGCTACTAGCAAGACGGTAGAGATACTGAGCTTGAGAGCCAAGCGAATCTAAACTGCCCTGCTGTTTAGCTACTAGCTTCTCGTAGTTGCCGATCAACTCCGATTGCTCAGCAATCAACTCTTCGTTCTTGTCGGTCAAATCTCCGTAGCTAGTTACCAATCTGGCTAGGTCTTCGTAGCTAGCTATGTCGGAGTCCTTGAAGGCTTCGGCTCTGTCGTTGACAAACTCAACGGCTTCTTTCAATCGAACTGGTTCTTCCAGTTCTCTACGGTACAAGCTGATATAAGCCTTGTAGATTATGGTGCATTGAAGCTTCGATGCTCCGCCTTTTATCATGGCATCAACGGTTCTAGTTACTGAAACCAAGTTGGAATCGCTTCGTTCTGTATAGTGCATTTGTAACTCCTAGTTACTGGCTGGTTTCGACCCTTTAGGGTCATCATCAGTTGGGATACTCATCCCAAGACCAAGGGCATATTTTTCGACCTATGCCAGAGCCACTAGTTTTTTACATGGCAGAATCCTCCTACTAGGGGTTTACAAGTTGGGTTGAGGCTGATCTCCCAACTTGTACCAAGCTACTAGCTATATCTAGCTAGCTTGGGCTAAAGTACCCAACCATTTACATGGTTGGCACTGAAGTTTCCCAGACCTTCGTCCTTTGTGAAGGACGACTAGTTCCGTTGAGGAACAGCTAGGGCAAGATAGATTGAAAGCTGCAAACATAGTTTGACTCCTAAATTTTCATTTACCGACTAGTTGCTAGTTTCGAGGTAACTCGTCAGCTTGGGGTACCAATCCCCAAGAACTAGCTGGCTAGTAACTAGTCACCGAAGCAACTAGCTACTAGCTGAGGACTAGGACTTGATTGCTAAAGCAATCGCTGCCAGAGCATTGTCAACAAGTTGGAACTTGTTGGACACTTCGGCTTTGAAGATCCCTAGATCTTCCTTGGTGACGAAGTTACTGGTATCAGTAACCATTCCCAAGTCGACGGAGCCACTAGTTAGCTTCGGTCCTTGTGAAACTTGTTTCACAGTTCCGACTTCGGCAGAAGCTAAAGCTTCGTTGAGGTGTCGCCTCATGACTTTACAAGTCATGTTGACAACTTGCCCTGCAAGTTCCCACTTCGCTGCTACGGCAACCAGTGCTACTTTGACCTTCCGAAGGTCAGCTTTGCCACTTCGCTCTGCATTAGCAAATACCTTTCGGTATTTGGCTATGTCTGAACCGGGGTTCAGAGCAAGTACTTCGTTGGCTGTAAGGTTAGCTGTGCTAATCATTCGAAACTCCTAGATTGTTGGTGAGGACTTTTTTGCCTCGTCTATTCAGCCACTCCCTGCCTCAGGGAGTACAATCAAGAAGGGAGGGGAAAGAAAAAGAAACTAAAGCAAAGAAAAAGAATTGCCGAAACAGGTACTAACTAGTTAGTAACAGTTGTTGGAAAAACCGAAAAAATCTCGAACCACCCGCCGAGCGAAGCTCCGTGTGAGTTCTGCGGCTGCGTAGACGCAGGTAGCGCAGGATTGTCCAGTACGAAAATCACGTTGGAAATCAGGGAGAAATTGCCATTTTCTGCCCCTCTCTTGACGCGCAAGGATCACGCTGAGAGCCAGCCTAGTTGCCAGCAGACCGGATTTGCCAGCTTTTCTAGTCCCAAGACTAGCAACTAGCTGTTAGCTGGGGCTAACAGTTGTAGTTACTGCAGTAACTATGGTTAGTCCCAAGGGGACTAAGGGGCTACCACGGGGATGCCAGTGGGAAGTTTTGTGGGGGTTGGTGTGTGTGAATGTGTGTGGGTGTGTGTATGTGGGTGATGATGGGGGATGTGGTGGTAGGAGGTGTGTGTATGGGAGTGGTGATGGTAGTGTGATGATGGGGGTATGGTGTTGGAAGTTGGTAGTTATGGTGTGAAGGGACCCCCTTGACAGTTTGTTTTCCCCCTTAATCGCACTAGTTACTTGTTACTAGTTAACTACCTGTTGTTGGTTAACTAACAACCCCCTAAGAGGGTTGTTAGTTTAATCCTCCTATCTAACCCCCCTATAATCCCCCCTTCCTTCCCTCCTTTCGATCCAATAACATGTTATTTTCTATACGTCAGGATTGTTACATCCGGGGTGTTCCTCCTTAAACTACCTCGTTAGGGTTTACAATCAGTCTCAACCGTAAGGTGTAATGCGGGAGTCTTTACTGACAAGCAGACCCCGGTGCTTGAAAGCCTCCTGCATTGGGGTCTGTGCTATTCAGGAGGTATGTTTTGTTATTGCCCGAAGATCGAAAAGCCCTTTTAGATACGATCGGCGTAAACACATGGTCTGAACAGGACGAGATCCTTGACCATCCAGCCAGAATCAAGCTTGTTGCGGGCGGGGAGCGTGCGGGAAAGAGTTTTATGGGAGCGCTTTCCATCATTACCCACCTTGATGAATTTGAGGATGGAGATATTGTGTGGCTTGTAGCTGCTGACTATGAGCGTAACCGGGCAGAGTGGAACTACTTAACCGATATGCTCGGAAAGCTAGGGTTCCTGTACAAGCAGACTAAACGCATTGACCCCGGAGAGATGGAAGCCATCTGCGGGACAGCTAATAACCCCGGATTATTTAAGATAAAGACAAAATCCGCCAACGATTACCGGAGCCTTGCAATGGAAGCCCCTAGAATGGTGGTTACTTGTGAAGCATCCCAGATTGACTATGACAGTTTCCTGCGCTTACGTGGGCGTATCGCAGAAAAGCGCGGGTATCTATTCTTAGAGGGTACCTTCGAAATGTCCCTAGGCTGGTATCCGTCCCAGTGGGAGGCGTGGAAGTTCTATAACCCCGATGACGACGCTATTTCCTTTTCACTACCGTCTTGGACAAACAGGGTTGTCTATCCTGATGGCAGACAGGACGATGAAATCCTGTCCCTTGAAAGGTTACACTCCGAAAACTGGTTCAATGAGCGAATTGCGGGCAAGCCAGCACCTCCAAAGGGTCTTGTCCACGATATGTTTGACATTGCACATCACGTTTCTGATGATGTTACCTATATTCCCGGCGAACCAATACATCTATGGATTGATCCGGGGTACTCTCAGGTTACAAAGTCCGCTTATGCTGTTGAGGCAGTACAGATAATTGACGGTCAGATACGGGTAATAGACGAAATCTACGAAAGACTTAAGGTTACTGAGGATATTATTGACATTTGCCAGAACAGACCTTGGTGGCAGGATGTTTCCCACGGTGTTATCGACATAGCTGCCCATAATTTTGGTGAATCCAGACCAGTAGATACGTGGCTGCAGCAAGCCGGACTGTATATGCAGTCCCAGAGCGTTGGGATAATGGATGGCGTTGAAAGGTTTAATACATACCTTAAGGAAAACCCTGTCACTCACCAGCCAAACTTAGTCTTTAACCCTAAATGCAAGGGTATTTTGTCCGAACTAGGTGGCTGCGCCAACCCATTTGATGAACAAATGCACGTATATACTTGGCGGACAGACCGTGAGGGTAACGTTGTGGGAAAAACTCCAAGGGACGCTTTCAATCACGGAGTAAAAGCTATAACCTACGGACTTGTTGTGAATTTTGGCTATGCCAGAACCACGGGTCAGGGGAAAATAATCGCAGTAAACAGGTGGTAATGTGGCAAAGATAGACGATCTGGCAACAACCCTAGAAGAAGTTTGGGAGTCCCCCGGATTTATTACCAGACGCGCCAGAATGGAAAGTGATTATGGCTTATATCGGCTAAATAACTATGAAGCTGGAGCCGGATACCAGAGCTATACGTCAAATGCCCCCAGAATCCTAGCCGATAAGATCATTTCCTACCTAACTAGTGCCAGTATGTCCATTCGGGTAAACATGAGCGCTGCTGTTGCCGACCGATCCCCCGGTACTGCGAAAGAAAAACTTGCAATAGGTTCACTGAACCTAGCTGATGAACGGATGCAGCGGATAGGACAGCCAACTGTTCGCGAACAACTTGCTTTTCATGCTGTACTTAGAGGTTGGTATGCAGGGCGGGCGCTTTTAAACAAGCGACAGGACGGAAGTACTTACGTAGACATTACGCCTTTCGATCCACTTCACTGTGTTTACGAAATGGATGACGATGGGGTTGTATGGCTGGCGCATAAAACGCGAAGATCTGCCCTCTCAGTCAAGTCCCAGTTCAGGATAGACGTTGAGCCAGCGGTAGAAAAAGATGGGGAGCTTGCAGGGGTAGATGTATGGGATTACTACTCACGGGAAGAACACGGGATAATAGTTGCTAAAGACAAAGATGGTTTCGAATGGGGCAAGAGGCTAACCAAGCACAACATCAGGGATATTAATAACACTCCATTTGCCCCTGTTTTCCTTGGAGCTGTGGGTCCAGCTCCTTGGATTCAGGGTGAGACTTCAAGTGATGACACCGCATCAGACTTTGGTGAGTCTATCTTTTCATCTAACCGCCAGATCTACGAAGACCTGAACTTCGCAATGAGTGCGTATAAGACACTTGTTAGGCGAGCGGTTAGGCGACCGTACAAGATCATTTCTCCTGACGGAACGACAACTCTTGAATCTGATCCTTGGCAGGACGGATCGGAAGTCCCACTCCCTGCTGGAACAGAAATC